TGTAGTAGTCTCGACATCACCAGCGTATCTAATGTTTGGCTCAAACGAATCTTCGTATTCCACAGCCGATTCAAGATCGGTGCATCGAACGAAATGATGTTGTGTCCAACGAACCTGTCGCTTTGTCTTAGATACTTTCTCAAACTTTCTGCTTCCGTCCATACTCTCACTTCACATGTATCTACATCGTTAGTAACAGCACACCAGATGGTGTCATGTGCTAGGTTAGTTTCAATATCTATTACTAAAGTTCTAGAGTGGTTCATCGAATCTCTCTGTCATTCTGCCGGTGTCCTTACTATAATACAACGAACATGCTGGTCCTGTCAAGCCAGAGAAACGATTCTTCAAGATACGAACCTTAGTAGTGTGCCGCTCCATGACATCATCTGCCTGACCATTTCGCTCTAAGCCAATCACTAGATCAGATAGCTGACCAATGGAGCCAGATCCTCGAAGCTGAGACAGGCTAGTAGCTGCTCCTTCCTCGTGACCCTTGGTATCAGGGCGCTTGAGATGTGAGACAGCGAACAAGCATATTCCAGTTTCTTGCACGATCATTCTAAGTTTTGTCATGATCTCATCAAGAGCCTTGCGCTCATCGCCATTCTCTTGGGACGACACCACAATTGATACGTGATCCAAGAAAATGAACTTACAGTTAAGAGCCTTAGCCATGAAGCGAACCCGACTAACAATGTTGTCGATACCAGTAGAACCAAAGTGATCGAAAAGATACAGGCGATCAGTGCCAAGGGTGTCAGCAAAAGCTGCAGCAAGCTCATCGTCAGTGGCCTCCGTATCCGGTAGATGCAATGGTTTGTTAGCAGACAGTGACATCAGACTCTTAGCTGTCTTCTTGACTGATTCCTCGAGGAACATCAGCCCAATGTTATCGCTACTGTTCTTCAGGATATGGTACACAATCTCTCGCAGGAACTGGGATTTACCTAGACCAGAGCCTGCTGTCACAGTGATCATCTCGCCATGCCTGATGCCATAGGTTAGATCGTTCATGCCTTGGTACGGGTACATCACCTCAGCCTTCTCGACTGGCTGGTTGACCAGTTCCCACAGACCCTTACCTGCTACGATACCATCAGGTACGAACTGCTCTGCTGCCCACCAGCTCTCAACGAACTGCTTCTGCTCGTGGTTAGCTAGGTAGTCGCATGCATCCTTGTGCTGCTTGTGCTTAACTACTCGAGCCTTGGTACCGAACAGCTCAGCTACTTGCTTACTAGCGTTAACGCCAGGCTCATCCCCATCAAAGCAGATGACGATGTTATCAAAGGAATCCAACCACTCATACGCTGACTTACAGTCTGCAAGTGCAGAGCCAGCACCATTACGCACACTGACAACAGGATAACGAGACCCCAGCATTTGATAAGCTGCGAGTGCATCGAACTCACCTTCGACGATAGTGACATACTTCCCACCTTTAGTAAATAACTGTTGACCAAAGAGACCTACGCCCCTCCATGAACCATCCACGCTAAAGCGCTTATCAGCCTCGTGGCGCTTCTTGTAAGCTTGAGGTAGGCTACCCCCTTCTGGGCTATAGTAAGGGAACCAGAAGTGATTCTGATGCGTCCCAACCCCATAGTCTTGGCAGGTATCCCGAGTGATGCCACGCTCAGTGATGGAAGCGTAGTGTAGATCAGTGGGTTGTACTGCTACTGTTGCTGCGGAATGCAAAGTAAAGTTCCTTTCTGTTGGCTTGTCCGTCACCCTAGTCTTTCCACATGAGTAGCACTTGGTTCCCCATTCGTACGTAGCCAGTGCATCGGAAGACCCACAATCAGGACAAGGATCATGAGATGAAAGTTGTTGTGACATTAGAACGGCAAGTCCTCTAGTTGTTCATTGTTCGAGAGCTTCTTCTCAAACGATTCTACTTGTGTCTGAGAATGGTAATAGTGTAACAGATCTGCTATCACTCTGTCAATTCCAACCTGCTTGCTATGATAGACAAGATCATTTAGACAAAAGTGATAGTGAGCTTCTTCGAGATCTTGATCGTAGTGCATTGTAGTTCCTTTAAAGTATAGAAGTTATTAATAATATAATAATAAATATTAAAGATCTCTTAAGTACTATATAGATAGTCTACCATCAATCGCTATCAATGTCAAGGTCATAATCCATATCAACAATCCCGACATCATCATCAACTTCTCCATCTTCGTGCTCGAGATCCGCCCTTTCAAGAGATGAAACATCATCAGAGATAGTATAGAAGCAATGATTACATAAGTCAAGATACTCATTTGTTGTGGTGGATTTCCTGGTGGATTCAAAGTCTGTCAAGTTTACATTGCAAGCAATACACCTCATAGATCTTTCCATTCCTTCTTGTCAACATCATAAGTACGGAGGTTGCCCTTGCTTGTGAGACCAATGATCTGTCCCTTAATTCCTACAGCAATACTTACGAGCGTCTCTTGCACTCCTTCATTATCGTGCGTCTCTGATCCTGCGTCATCTTGATCCAGTTGTTTAGTTCGTCGAGTGTTCTTTTGCATGTGTTACACCTTTGTAGTTGAGAGTTCCAATCGCAGTTGTTGTTGCAAGGAGTTACAGGCTTTTCATGATTGTTGGACATAGATCAGTTAAGATAGCCTTACATTGTTCTGCTACTTCACGATGTTCTTTCTGTGTAGCTTCGTCAGTGCGTAGTGTAACATAATGAATCCATGAACGCAAGGTACCATTCATGTACATACGAGACATGGTCATACCTTCAGGGAGAATCTTACGAGCAACTTCCTTGGCAATACCAATATCAAGAGCAGTCTTGTATGCTGCTTTGGCTGCGATCAGTACATCAATCTGTGCGTCCTCCCACCAATCAGCAGTGCCTTTGTCAGTACATGGCAGGCTCGACTGACGATTCTTCTCGTCCTGCATACGAGCCTCTGAGCATACAAAGTCTTCAGACACTGCGTATCGTTGACTGAACTCTTGGAATGTGAAGCTACGATGACGCAAGATCTGCCGTGCAATATCACGAGTGGTCTCTATCTCCATGCAGACATTCACCATCTCAAAGGGAGACCAGTGCTGATTGCGTATCATGTAACTAAGTAAGCCCTCGAACTTAGGGTTATCCTGGTTGTTAGGATTAGATACCCTAGCTATATATGCAACCATTGCCCCCATGTTAGGAGTTGACCACACTAATTGTACTTTACTCAACTGACTGCTCCGTAACTAGTTTCTCAATAGCAAGTGCAAACTTAATCAGACCAGTCTCTTTAAAATTCCAGCGAAAAAAATCATCCATCCAACCATACTGCTCTGCAATATCAAAGATCTCTTCGTCAGTCATACCTTACCCCCAAAATATTCAATGACTAACTTTAAGGCATCCAGATGCTTACGGATCTCTCGAACATCAGTCTCATAATCATGGTGAAAAACAAAACCCCTCTGGTCTGTCTTGACCTGCTCAAGATCTTTAAACAAAAACGCACGAGACTCAATAAGCCTTGTGGTCATTGTCTTGTCAAAGCTCTCTTCATCAACCAGCAATCTAATCATTTTATCCTCCTTGAATAGAGACAAGAATAAGTCCGATGTTGGCAACTGCATATGCTATATATGTAATAGCAAGTCCAGTCTTAGCTTCAAATATGAACGACACACCAGCAATAAAGTATAGAATAGTGGAGAGAATAAGAATCCAAGTCCCAAGACTAATCATCTAGGGCACCTTCATCAAGTTTCTGACGCAACAGATCACCTAAGTGTGGTGCTTTTGTTTCCGGCAAGTGCTTGCGATACTCGTTTAGACGGAAACATTGCGACAGTGTATCCAGCATCTTTACATTATGATTGTCAAGCATCTCTGACAAACCAATCAGAGCATTAGCAATCCTATCCTCTGACAAAGGTTCAACAGAATCCATAACTCGCCATGCTAGAGTGTCAACAATCTCTTTGAATGACACGATCTGCATGATCTCCTGCTCTAAATCAAATCGATCTTTCATGGACGATTCCTTTCGATGTTGTGCAAAACAAACTGATAGTCCTCAAGAAACTGTTTGATATCGTCATCAATATACTCATAGTTCTCCAGGAGCTTAGTCATCTTAAAGATAATGTCAGCATAATAGTTGATGTCGTGATCAGAATCTTTGAGTTCTTCGTCTCGATCTGCAACAATGCGCTCAAGTCTCTTGATCTCATCAATGTATTCTTCTTCGTAAGTCATTGATTTTCCTTAGATAATTAACTAATACAAGGACATAGTATCACACACTGAAGATCTTGTCAAGCTGTACCCTAAGCTTATCCTGATCCTTGGTGTGCTCGATGTCATGCCACTCTTCAGCGATACGGACAGCAATAATATCATGAGCATAGATAGAACCGATCTCAGTCTCAAACCCATACACTCGAGCCATGCGAGTATTGCCCTTCATGTTATCCATGATGTCAGCCTCCCAGCCATTAGCCAACATGACACGAGAACCACGCTTTAGATCATTAGTCTTCATCTCGCTTCTCCTTCCAAGTAAACCTCGGTGTCTCCACCACGAGATAGCGATACTCCTTACTCACCACGCATAGTTCGTATTTCTTCATTTCAGTTCCCCTGCTCGTAGCCGTAGTCCAGCATATAGCCATAGTCCGAGACTCCGGCCTCATACCCGTCGCGGTAAAAGCTATAGAAGCTGCCCTCATCCTCGCTATACAATCCTGGATCGTTGCCATGCGATGTAGTCTTGGGCTTTGATGTGAAAATAATTTAACGAGTCACGCCATGAGTCACGCGTGGCTTCGCCAAACATCCAGATGACATCTAAGCCAAGGCTCTCAGCAGTGTCGTTCGCCGCCTCGTAGTCACCATGGTTGCCAAGCGCGTATAACAGTCCATCAGACGCCAAGCAGTAGTAGTTTTCTGCGCTCATTTCTACTTCTCCTCAAAAAGTTTCATACCCAGTGCCGATCTGTCCATCTCTATGAAGCGGTTGATCTGCAACTCATCAAAGGGTGGGCTGTATCCCATATACACCTCTTCAACATCGGTTGAGTCCTCACCGATACGGCAGAACATTCCCGACCAAAGCTCATCCGTCTGCTCGTCAGGCAGTGCATCCGTCTGCTCGTCAGGCAGTGCATCTTCGAACCGCGCCCATATCTCCTCGACCAACTTAATCGCACGGAACGAGTCATACCACTTAACATCCTCCACATAAAACACGAACCGCTCCCCGTCATACCCCCAGTCATCATCGTTCCACTCTTTCTCCATCTCAGCAAGCAAGCCCTCCGACTTGAGCAGAGCTAGCATCTCACGGAACTTCTGCTGGTCATCACCGGTTCGGATAACCATCCCAACTGTCGATCTATAACCCATCTACTTATCCTTTCACTTGTAGAATCTTGATTACCTTAGCTTTTGACTTGCCGTGGTAGGGATATGCAACAACAGGCACCATCTTATCCCAACAGGCACGACATGTCAAGCATTTTCCACCTTGTTTGTACGCAACACACTCATAAGCATCAACAGCATATCCAGCGTATGGTGTGATGGTACTAGAGTGCCCCGTAAAGCTATCTATAGGCTCGCCAGAGACGCTGTCAGAGGATAGACGCACCACGACATTAGGCAAGGCAGACAAAGCCTCTAGCACGCCTCTAAACTTCTCAAACTTATGCATCCTTGTAGGAATCCAATGTTTAACATTGGGAGTTAGTCTACACACTTCCAATATTTTCTCTGCAAGAGTGGTAGAATACATATCCCCAGAATCAAACCATCGAAAGTGGGTAGACTTTCTAAGACCATGAACCATTCGAGAAACCCAGTCATCATTCTTCCAATCCTCTTTATTGCGTGAGCGTAGAGCCTTTACATCGGGCATATGGTACATGCCAGTGCGAGCATAACAGAACTTGCATGCATCAACAACAACGCCATCTTGAACAGAGCCTGGGCATGTCTCGAAAGCTTGCAAGCTCCACGACAAACAACCTAGTTTAGAAGTTTTAGATAACATATCTATTCCTTGGGTTCAAGATCAACAATAGGGTTGATTATAGCACAATACTCTGGCGTGTCAATACCTAAACGATGACAATATATTTCAGCTTCTTCTTTGGTATTGAACCGCTTCATCCAGATATTATCGCTATTCATGCTAGGTTTGTATGACAACAAATAACCAACAACATTGAATGACATGATGGTCTCCGATAACAACAACATGATCAGACTATAGCACAAACATAGGGTTATGTCAAGCCTAAAGAAACTAGGGATTTCTCCCTAGCTCCTCATTAGACCAGTGCCTCCTCATCCTCGAGCACTTCATTCGAGAGCACTACCAGGCGCTGAGCTAGCTCTGGCTTGTACTGAGCCAGGTGCTGGGCGAGTCTGTCAAGCTCTGCAGAGATGTCCCCTAGACTCAAGAGCGTTTCTTCTGTCACGCTCTCATCTTCTGGCTCTTTTTCTTCTTTTGGTTTCTTGTTAAGTTCTCGCGCATACTTCGCAAGTAATTGAACTGAGTTAGTAGGATGAGAGTATACCAGAAGCCGCTTTTCGTTATCTTTCCAGTTCTTTACAATTGCTTTAACCCTGGATCGATAGTTCTTTGCCTCTTTTTCATTCTCGCCTGCATTCATCCTGAAGTTTAGATAACTATCTAGAAAGCTTTCCATCTGATCGTCGCTGGTAATGCAGATGAGCACATCTTTAATTGTGGCAACGATTTCACTACCAGAGCGAAGTTCTAAGCTTGCTACTGATTTTCCCGCATCTTCAAAGTTCATAGTCAAAGCTCCGTTTATTGTGATTGACA